ACAGCACTAGTTGATGCGAACACGACATTTTTAATGCCCCTATTTTTACAAAACTGTAAAACATTTGCTGTCCCCGTGACATTGATATCAAATGCCTCTGTAAAGTTTTCCTCGCAATCAGGAAGAGAGGTTATCGCCGCAAGATGAATAACAGCGTCAAAGTCAACATCCATCCAAAGATCATCCATAGGTTCTGTGATGCTTGTTTGACTCCACTCACCCAAAAGACTACCATCATCGTCCATCAAATTTTGCTCATATCCATTTCTTAGATTATCAATAAAGAACAAAGAGTGATTATTTAATTCTCTAATCAAGGTAGAACCAATTCCACCAGCAGCACCTGTTATCAGTATGTTCATTTCAAAAACTCTCCAATATTACCCAGATTTCTTGTGAGGTTTATCGATATGGCAGATGGATATGGATTGCTCTTTGCGTAATCATTAATCAAATACCTTTTACAATGCGGTAGTCCCATGATTAGATGATCATACAACACACCCTTTTCACGGAGTTCGTTTACGGTTGTGACTCGTTCGTGTTCTGGACGACTAGTTGTTATGATCACAGTGGCGAGTCCTTTTCTTTTTAGATGATTTAAAAAATTTATGTTATCATCAATAGGTTCACCCGATCCGTGTTTTGGGTGGTCATACTGACCGGTGTTCGTAATCAATGTTCCATCTAGGTCTGTAAAAATAACTTTGTATTCATCCTTAAAATTATCCCAGTCCTCAATCGTACCATAGTCCTCAAAATTACTGGTGGACAATCCATAGAAAATTTCTCCAGATAAGATCATTTCATAAATTATGTGACTGATGTAGCATTCATCTTCAAAATATTCTAGCGACTCATACGCAAGACAAAATGCGTCAGCGGAAGCGAAACCATAACCACCAACAGAAAAAGTCGAACTCACAACTTTCTTTTCTATTATATTACTAATTACACCAGACTGATCGATCTCAATATAACTCTTGGAACTGGCGTTCATTTTATCTTGATCAGATAGATCTGCGTAACTAACAATATTTTTTGTATTTTCTATATCAGCGTTGAAGTAACTATCGGAGTCTTTAATATAGAAGTAACCAAAAATATTTTCTTTTTTAATCGCCCGATAAACTGTTTCTGATTGTGACCTTGTTTGATTGGGTAAAAGGCAAACTCTAGACTTCGTTAATATTCCCTTTTCCTCAAGTTGTGCGTTCAGTCCATCAATAAACGAAAACTTTTCCTGTTGTTCTTCAGTGGCAACAAAAACAATTTGATCAAAAAAGTCTAGATTAAGTCCAGACAAAGACTCAATGACCATGTATCCATTTGTTCTTGGGTGCGTAAGCATCCACTTTGGTTTTTCACCGGGGAATCTAGTGGATCTTCCCGCCATCGGGACTATAAGAGTTTTCATAGTATGGTGTCCTTTTCACAATTTCATCAAACACAAGTCTGTGTTCATCTTTAATGTACGGTTCTATTCTAAGTATATTGAGTGTATCAAGAAAGTCAAACCATTCATTTTCTATTAGGTGACTTTTTTTATCACACAGTCTTTCCCATATGTAACGCTTCGCCTGACACACTCGTAGAGACTTTTTTCCTCGAAGTTTACTCGACCACATGTAGAATAGATCTTGTTTTAGTTTTGCTAGATCAAGTAAATACGAATCGATAAAGGTGTCAAGCATGTCAATAAACCAGAGTTTATTTTTCGTAAAAATAATATTAGAAAAGGTCAAGTCTCCGTGACACATGCTTTTGGGTAAGTGTCTAATATCTAGATGAGTTTGTATATCTAATAGTTTTTCCAACTGAACAACACTCAATCCCAATGTTTTCATCGAGTTTAATTTGTTGACCAGTTTAGTTCTGACAATCTCATCGCTTGGTCTAGATCTACTCTCAAAGAAATCAAAATAAGCAGACAAAGTTTCCACAACGAAATCTAAGTCCACTTTATTTGCTTTTTCTAAGAAGGAGGAGAAATTCATCCCTTGAGCATATACCATAGAAAATGAACCAATGTCCTTACCGAGAACAGCGGGGATTTCTATATTTTTAAAATTGTAGTTACGAAACGACTCTTGTTTCTTGCACTGAGATGATAGTCTAGTTTCGTATGGTTTGTCGCAACTTTTTATTACGACCCCATTCGAGAGACGAACACGACAACCAGACAAACCATCACTGAAGTCTACATCACAAAAACTGGTTGTCATCTTTATTCTATCTCGACTTTCCTATGTGATATTTAGGACAGAGTTCCCAATCATCACGCTCCGAATACTTTAGGATTTTAATTTTACTAATTGGTGTTATTGGTTCTGAACATTGATCAATGTTCACTATGTTTATTAGTTCCCACTGAGCAAGTAACCCAACAATCGCGTTTCTTCTACCTTTATCTTCTTCGCTAAAATCAGATCTAAGACCATCCAACGCAAATAGTTCTTTGAAGTGAACTATGTAATACTTGCCTCTTTTGTGTAGAATATGACAAGACTGATATAGTTTTTTGTCTTTTCTTGAAGCAACACCGATTCTGGTTAATGTTTCTTTGACCTTTAAGAAATCCTCATCCGTATGGAGAGTGATTTCTACCAAGTCGTCTATTTGATTTTTTTCACCCATATTTCCAAACACCTTATGTTATAAATCATTATGATTCCCCTTTATGTAGGGTAATTAGGTGTTCTACCTGCTCATCGGTCATAATTCGTAGTGCTTCCTCTGCTTTTTGATTTGAATATCCATAATGCCTTTTCACCACATCCAACTTATCCGATTGTTCATTTTTGTTCCACTTTGAAAATCTTTTTCTCTTACGAATAGAATTTTGTAGGTAATGAAACTGCATTCTAGGATCAATCGCAGGATACATGTTCATATTGTTTACCTGTAGGATTGTGTCCGGAAAATAAGAAAGACACTTATTGACAACAAATGGAACATATTCCTTCTGAGTCACCTCTGGAAGATTTAAAAAAATATCTTCTTTATTATAGTTTATGGAGTTAAGGACTTCTGACAAATTCATAGTTTATACAACCAATACTTGGTGACTAATTCCTGACCCTTAGCAATGTCTCTGATTGTTACCAGTTCCATAGTTTCTCCCTCTTTTGCGACGGGAAATTCGCCCCGGTTCAATATAAATTCACAATTAGGTTCTTCTGAGTGATTAACAAACCCACCAAGGGGGGTTCTGATGAATCCATTTTCAAACCCAGAGTCTCTAATATGCGAGACACCTAACTTCGTCCCCGCTTTTATAAACTCAGTTGAAAATAAACCAAGACCATCCACAGGAGACTTTTTTATGGTCAACGAATCTGGGAGCGGTCGATATGTCACTTGAACTCACACTCCATCATGATCGTTGTCAGACATGCCGTAAGGTTAATCTCTGCATCCGCCACAAACGCTGCCTTGTATTGATAATCTGCTAGAATAAGAACAGCACTCGGGATGGTCTGAGGTTGCATCTTATCATAGAGACAATCATAAATCTTTCTGAAAATCAAAGTTTGATCGTTGTGAATATTTGCAGTCACCCACTTGCGAACACTAGTAAAGTCCTTGTCCGAAAGATACTTCACCAATTCATTGACCTTAACATCACCGGACTCGGACAAAACACCAACATCAATATCACCACCGACAGAGTATCGTTGACACTCGTTTAGAATTCTTCTCCAGTCGGGGGCGTATCTCGTAATAAGTTTTGCAAGAACTCTTTCATCGAAACCAACACCCTCGGCGTGGAGAATACCACTGAGTCTCTCCATGAATGCAGGCATGACCTTACTTTTTACTACCTTATCAAATCGGAAGTCGATAACGGTGCATCGAGAATGCAGTGGTTCGATGATCCGATTCTTGTAATTACAAGTCAGAACAAATCGACAGTTCTTCGAGAACTCTTCGATAAACCCACGAAGTGCAGGTTGGGTGGATTGTGCATTTGAATAATCAAACTCATCTAGGATCACGACCTTCTTGCAGTCGGACAATGAGACCGTGCTTGCAAAGTTTCGGATCTTGGTTCGGAGCGTGTCGATGTTTCCATCCTCTGAACAGTTGATCACAATAGAGTCGCAACCAAGTTCATCACACAACGCACGGGCAACGGTTGTCTTACCACAACCCGGACCACCGGCGAGTAAGAGATTCTGCATCTCTCCACTCTCAACGATTTGCACAAAGGACTTTTTCAAGTCTTCTGGCAGAATACAATCTTCAATTGTTCGGGGACGATACTTCTCAACCCAAAGGAATTCTTCTGTCTTCATATCAACCATTGTATACGGAATCCGAGTCAAGTGCAATGTAATAAGTGAGATCAATATCACTGTGAGCAAAACGACTCACAACCTTGTCCGAGATACCAACCGAGTAATCACCCGGAAGCAACTTAAGATATTCACTCTTAAGATACATCTTAAAAGATGCATCAGGGACATCATCCGAAACCGAGATAGAATATCGGTTACTCGTTACATCATTCTTGTCAAGAGAGATAAGATCAATAGACCCATCATTATCTGTAATACAAAGATCAGGAAGACGAAGAACTGCGGACGCTCGTTGGAGTTCAACAAACTCACGGTTTGAAAGATCGAAGTGAATAACCGTTTCTGGCATATTAAATTCACGATCCGGTCTACAACCCTTCACCAACTTTGGTTCTGCGTAGTGGTAAACAACATTGGTCGAACCACTAGAAATAGTTACATGCTTTTCGTGGAATTCTAGTTCAGGATCCTCAAAGAGAGATAGAGTTCCGAGGAACTTACTTAGATCCCAGATTGCAAACTCCACAGGGAAATCCTCTTCCATCGATGCTTCTACCATGATATTCTTCATGGGGGATACAGTTACCTGATCGTGTCCGGGGACAATGTGTAGGTTAGAATTAATCCCACTGAAGTTCTTTAGAATGTCAAGTGTTTGCTTTGATAGTTTCATTTTAGTTGTCATTTCGGTTGTCATTTTGATAGTAATCCTCATATTCCTCGGGGGTCATTCCCCCTTTGGCAATGTCTCGTACATTGTTTTTTGCGTTGTGTCTTCGATTCCGCTTTTCAGTTTTTCGTGCGGACTTATAATACCCATGATAATCATGATCCTCGAATCGACCATCGCCATCACGGTGACGGGACTTCTTCTTCTTTTTCATACAAAATCGCCTGCCAGATCCAGTAGATTATTCAACTTCTTCTCCAAGAGGAAATTTGATGCATTACTAAACAGTCCCTGACCCGGACGGATCTTGATTTCTTGTCTTTGATTTTCTCGAATACTTTTTTCATTCTTATATGTCCTAATGATTTCATCTCGTATTGTATCAGGAATACAGGTAAAGTCAACCAGTGTTTGGTTACGTTTCCAATTTTCCATTTGTGAGAGTTTACCATCAGAAATCATTTGCATCATTCGCTTCTTTCCAACTGGTTTCTGTCTTTTGCCATCGACAATAAACGTATCTCCATCAGATAGAATATTAGGAATACCATCCGAGGTATCTCCCTTTAGAATATGTTCTAGTAGAAAATCTTTAGGGTTCCTACACTCAAGCAATTCCTTCTTGATCGGACTATATTGTTTAATTGAAGGATATCTTTGCAGTTGCATAAAGTCCTTATCATTAGACAAGATCATAATCTTTTCATCACAATGGAACTGCTGACACACTACGGCAATGATATCATCTGCTTCTGTGTGTGGTACGCGAAGTTGCATGTAAGGAAACACTTCACTGATCTCAGAAAGATATTGTTCAAACAATCCAAAGACCTGATTCCAGTCATGAGAATCATCCTTAACTTTCTTCTTTCTGTTTGCCTTGTAGTTTGGAAAAACTTCTTTCCTCCAACATTCAGAAGACTCAAGACAGAGAACTACTTCTCCGTACTCATCTTTGAATTGTTTTCGGTACATACGAATAGTGTTCATAAACAAATGCCTGAGCATATGTTCATCTAGTTCTTCGTGGAGTTTTCGGTGTACAAAATAGGAGGCGAGAAACAACTGGTTCGTATCGAGGAGAATCATTTAAAAAACTTTCAAAATTACTGTGTTTGCGTTTAGTCTTCCGTTGGGACTCTTGATCATACTGTGTTGAGAGTTCCAAACCTTATCAAGTGTACTCTGGTTCTTAATTGTTTTAATGATGTCCTTTGGTTTCTTGATTGTTCGGGACTCAGACTTATCCTCATCAAAGTTCTGAATGGTAGTTCCCTTGATCGAGAGAGTCTGTCCTACACATGCATAGTATACACTCAAAGTGTTGTACTTGGTACTATAAACTACGACTTTTGAAGAATCTAATATATCGACAGGATCGACACTTTTAATTCCAAACTCCTTTGAAGTCTTTTCATATTGTACCTTAGAAACAACCTTCTTCGGATCAATCTTTCTCTTCTTTCGAGATGTCTTGTTGTCCGCATGATATCTCATACAATCAGAAACAAGACCATCCATGAATTTATAAAGTTGCTTCTGTTGTCTCCTTCA